TTTTACGCAAACCAGCGACTAGAGAGCCTTGCACGGCAGAACGCCCAGCAGGCTGTCCGGATCGCTGACCTGGAAGCACAGATCGCGCTCATGCAAGCGCAGCAACAGCAGCCAGAACCGGAGCAGGAGGAAGTCCCGGAGGACGTCCCCCAGCACTAGCCATGCGTTTGATGGCCCTCAGTTCTGCGCTACACTGACAACGTGGTAATGGACTGAAGGGCCAGCAGCATGGATATGCCGATCATCTGGAGTAGCATTCTCACCGCAGCAATCGGGCTCCTAGCCTGGACGTTCAAGAGCCGGTCTGACGAGCTGTCCCGTATTGGCATTCTGGTAAATAAGACCAGGGAAGAGCTGGCCAAGGAATACGTCACGAAGGCCGAGGTCCATGCAGATATCAACCGGGTCCTAGACCGGCTGGAAACCCTAGACGCCAAGCTAGACCGGCTCATGGAGCGGCGATGAAATGGACGACTCCCTACGCCTTGAGATGCTGTTCAACCTCTGGCCGGTAGCGGCGGGCTTCATTTCAGTGATCATCGTCCTGGCTAAGATGCACGCGGACCAGGAGACGATGAAGGAGAAGATCCGGGTCCTCTTCGATCTCTGGAACAGCAGGAGCAAGTGACCATGGGATTTGATTCGATCAAGAAGCTAGTGGGGGCGGTAGCACCTACCCTGGGAACGGCCCTAGGAGGCCCTCTGGGCGGCGCGGCGGCCTCAGCTATAGCCCAGGTCCTGGGATGCGAGAACGACCCACAGAGCCTAGATAAGGCCCTACAGAAGGCTACCCCTGACCAGCTAGCAGAGATCAAGAAGGCGGAGCTGGACTTCCAGGCCCGGATGAAGGAGCTGGACGTGGACGTCTACGCGCTCCAGACCCAAGATATCCAGCACGCCAGGGAGTCGCATAAGGGGGACTGGACGCCCCGGGTCATCGCTATGCTCTGCATCCTGTTTTTCGGAGGCTACATCTTCAGCGTGACGTTCCTTCCCCCGGAGGCGAACAGTGAAGCGGTCATCAACCTGGTGCTGGGCTACCTGGGCGGCGTCGTGTCTGCGATTGTTTCGTTCTATTTTGGAGCTAGCAACCCGAGGGATTAGGCCCATGAAAACGAGCCAGGAAGGCGTCGCTCTGATCTGCCATTTCGAGGGCTGCCGATTAGAGGCATACCTATGCCCGGCCAACGTCTGGACCATCGGCTACGGGCACACCAAAGGGGTAAAGGAAGGCGACGTCATCGACCAGGAAGAGGCAGAGGCCCTCCTGATTGAGGACCTGGCCGAGTTTGAGGAGTATGTGAACCATGCGGTGGAGATCGACCTTGAGCAGCATCAATTCGATGCTATCGTCGCCTGGACGTTCAACTTGGGTCCGGGCAATCTGCGCGAAAGCACGCTCCTTAATCGGATCAATTATGGTCCTCTCAGCGAGGTGCCTTTCCAGATTCAGCGATGGACTAGAGCGGGTGGGCAGGTCCTGGAGGGGCTGGTAAGACGCAGGAAGGCCGAGGCGCTACTATGGCAGGGAATGGACTGGAGGTCCTATGAGTCTGATTAACGATATCGTCCGCCAGCCACAGGGGCTCCTAGCGGTCTCTGCTGGCCTGGTCTCCGACGCGGAAGCGGTGAACATCTTCGGGGTGAATCCGGTGGTGGGCTCTACCTACGAAACGCTCTGGGACTACGGTGGGCTCTACTCCTATGCAGCCAGCGCAGCGGCCCTATCAGCGGTAAGCTCCAGCGCGGCCGACACCATGCCGGTGCTGATTCGCGGCCTGGATGCCAACTACTGGCCCATCGACGAGGTGGTGACGCTCAACGGGACCAGCGCGGTCACGACGTCGAAAGCCTTTCTCAGGGTAAATCAGGCGGTGATTCTTTCCGGGGAAAACGCCGGGAACATCACCATCACCAACGACGGCACCGTCCTGGGCTATATCTCCATCGGCAAGGGTCTGACGCAGGCGTGCAACTACACCGTCCCGGTGGGCCATTCGCTGTACCTGTACAGGATCGACATTACCTCCGGGTCGGTCAACCCGAACAAGTACATCACCTATCGCAACGTGACCAGGACGAGCACGGGCCGAATTCTACGGGTAGCGGAGGCGACCTGGCAGAGCGACCAGCAATCGTTCGACCGGCAGGTCCCCTTCCGGATCAGCGAGAAAACGGACTTCCAGTTTGAGGCGAAGAGCAGCAGCGGGGAGAACATCGTCTCCATCTTCGTGGAAGGGATCCTAGCGAAGGACGAATAAAAAAGGGCCCCCGAAGGGGCCCAGTGTCAGACGTCACGGGCGGAACAACGTCCGACCGGCCCAGTCTAGCAGGGTTTAACCATATCCCCCAGCAGCGCGAAAACACCCGTGTGAAGGTGTTGCTATCGGGTTAGAAGTTTGCCAAAATCTCTAACGGTTACTGAGGAGATTAACCATGCTACCTAAGCTGATCTGGCGGACCCTTTCCGCCATCAATGTGAACGAGCACGTCGAGAAGAAGCAGGGCCTGTCCTATTTGTCCTGGGCCTGGGCCTGGGGCGTCATGTGCGAACACTTCCCGGACACGACCTACACCTTCCAGTCTGAGGAGTTCCCGGACGGATCGGTGGAGTACGTTTGCACCGTGACGGTGAAGCACGAAGGCCAGCAGCACAGCCAGACCATGTGGCTGCCGGTCATGGATCACCGGAACAAGGCGGTCAAGCATCCGGATGCCTTCGCACGGAACACCTGCAAGATGCGGTGCCTGGTCAAAACCCTGTCCATGATGGGGCTGGGCCATTACATCTACGCCGGGGAAGATCTCCCGGCTGGGCAAGACGTCGAGACCATCGACGAGAAGCAGCAGAAGCTGGTCCACGACCTCCTGGTGGAGACGGGATCAGACCTAGAGAAGTTCCTGCTGGCGTTCAAGGTGAAGGCGCTAGCAGACCTGACGCCGGAGTCCTACAACCGGGCCCTGGCTATCCTCCAGAAGAAACTCGCCAGCCAAGAGGAGAACGGCGATGCGTAAACACTACCTTTCCGAGCAGATTCGCGGCCTATCAGTGGCCGCACGGACCGAACAGGAGGGCGACCTCCTCAATCAAGTGGCACGGGAGCTGGACTCCATGTGGGAGTGCCTCTCCGACGAGACGGCGCCCAGGAAGGGCCAGGCGTCCCTTCAGATCGACCAGGTAGAGCCCGAGCTGACGCTGGCCTGGGACGACGTGTTCGCAAAGCTGGAGACCCGGGACACGGACATTCTCTGCAAGTACGTTCCCATCCGGGAGGTCTCGCCGATTGAGTTCGCGCAGCCTATCTTCTCCATGGGCCTGAAGCGTCTGCCGTTTTGTGGGACGCACGTCACGAAGCGGATCCGCACCGCGTTTGAGAGCCTGGGCGTATGCGCGTCCTAGACGTTCAACAGGGCTCCGAGGAGTGGCTGGCGGCGCGTCTAGGCGTGCCGTCCGCCTCTAGCTTTGGCAAGCTCCTGACGCCCACAGGGAAGCAGGCAGCGAGCTATGACTCATATATAAACCAGATGATCGCCGAACGGATCACTGGTGAGTCAACGAAGATCCCGACCACGGACGCCATGGCTAGAGGGACCGAATTGGAACCTCACGCTCGCGCCTTCTACGAGTTCGAGACCGGGAACACCGTCACGGAAATGGGGTTCATTAAACACGACGAGATCGAGGCCGGATGCTCGCCTGATGGGTTCATCGGTGGGCTAGGTGGCATCGAGATCAAGTGCCCGCTACCCCATACGCATATCGAGACGCTCCGACTTGGGACTATGCCCACGAAGCATATCCCCCAGGTTCAGGGCTGCCTCTGGATCACCGGCAGGAAGTGGTGGGATTTTGTCTCCTACCATCCGGACATGGAAGTGCTGATCGTCCGGATCGACAGAGACGAGGAGTACATCGCCAAGCTGGACGGAGTGGTTCGTTCGGCGTGCGACCTAATCAATGCAGAAGTGGAGAGATACAAGCGATGAGCTACGATAACAGCGGCGGCCTCTGGGGCAACCGGAAGCGCCAAAACGAGAAGCATCCCAAGTGGACCGGATCCGCCACCATCGACGGCGTGGAGTATTGGGTGAGCGCCTGGCCCCGGGATGACGATGCACCGGAGACCCGTCCGGCCATCAAGCTAGCATTCAAGCCGAAAGAGGAGCGCCTGACGCCTCCGAGCCCCCCGGCTGATGACTTCGACCAGGTGCCGTTCTGATGGATAAGGCGGCGGCGGTCGAGGCCCTACAGATAGACGTCGGCCGTTCGCTACGAGCCCTCCAGACCGATAGGAAGGTTCGGAACGCGGACCTCCAGCGAGCGTTCAAGGTGGCCGCTCCGGAGGTCTCGCGCTGGCGGACGATGAAGGACGCAAGGTTGAGCCTGGTCAAAATGTGGGCCAATTACTTCGGCGTCACCATAGACCAGTTCATCACCTACCAATAGGAGGAGGGGCCATCTGGCCCCTTTTTTGTATGCAATTTTGGAAGATCGACAGCAAGCGACAGCTAGACGAGCGCCTGGATCACCTCAAGGCATACCTACGGGACCAGTGGGACTGGACTAAGCCGGTCTGCATCAAGCCGGAGGAGTACCAGAATCCCAGAAGCCTGGATCAGAACGCGCTCTTCCACGTCTGGATCCGGGAAATGGTGAAGCATTTCAAACCCGCTAGGCCCGAGCTAACGGAAGAGGAAATGAAGGCCATTGTGAAGTATCGGTTCTTGGGCACCGAATCAATAAAAGCTGGTAAGCTAATGATTGATAACCAGCTACGCAGTACCGCAAAACTCAAACGGGGCGAAATGTACCATTTCATGGAGAGCGTCTACGCATGGGCATTAGACCTAGGATGCCAGCTCGCCACCCCGGCCGAGTCGGAGTTTATGCAAATCAGGAAGAGCCAAGCCTGAACCTCTGGGAGGGGGAGCCATGGGCGCACCGTTAAAGCTAGACGAGAAGCTCCTGGATTATTGCGTATCTGACCAGGAGCGCACCTACCTGAAGGCCACAATCGAACACGGCGCCATGAACGCGGCAGCCAAGGCCCTAGGGGTAAACAGCGGGACCATCCGCCAGGCCGTAGACCGGGTTCGCTATCGAGCCGCGAAGATGGGCTATGCGCCGGACGCCGACATGACCAGGCCGACCACCGGCCCGTTCGTGGTGAAGGGGACGTCTACCCTCTACGGAGAGGACGGCCAGCCTAAAATTCAGTGGGTCAAGACGGCGCTGGATAAGGAAGCGCAGCTAGAGATCATGCGCCAGGCCGTCGAGGCGATCTGCGCAGACGTGAAGCCCACGAAAACCATGCCGCCTCCCCCTGACGTGAACGGGCAGCTCCTGTCTGTCTACCCTTGGGGCGACCCTCAGGTGGGAATGTACGCCTGGGCGGAGGAGGTCGGGGAAAACTTCGACCTAGCCATCGCCGAGGCCGATATGTGCAACGCGGTAGACTATCTAGTCGAGCGCAGCCCGCCATCGAAGCGCGGCGTCCTTGTGAATTTGGGCGATTTTTTTCACTATACGAACATGGCCGGAAGCACCGAGAAATCTGGCCATATCCTTGATCGCGACAGTAGGACCGCCAAGATGATAGACGTCGGCGTCCGGATCCTGAAGCGGTGCATCGAGCGGATGCGAGAGAAGCACGAAGTGGTCGAGGTGATAAATGCGCCGGGGAACCACGACGAGACCTTCGCGCATTTCCTGAACGTCATGTTCCGGACCCTATACGAGAACGAGCCCCGGGTGGTCATCCATGACGCGCCCACGACTCGCCACTACCTACGGCACGGGAAGTGCTTGATCGGGGTGGTGCATGGTCATCAAACGAAGGACCGGGATCTGCCTGGCATAATGGCAGCGGAGCGGCCGGAGGACTGGGGGCAGACTAAACACCGGACCTTTTTCCGGGGACACCACCATCACGACAACCGAGTGGAGTATACCGGGCCATGCTTCGTGGAGCAGGTGCGGACGCTCGCTCCCGGCGACTCCTACAGCGTGGGCGGCGGGTGGCTCTCAGGGCGAGACATGAAGTGCATTGTGATGCACGAGGAATACGGCGAACAGATGCGCCTGACGTGCGGGATCGACGTATTGAGGAGAGAGTATGAATAATTATGGGAACATGGACGGCACCCTCCGGCGTGTCACGGCCTACCAGGACGTGGACTGTACTCACGTTCCGGGATACGGGACGGACGCCTTCCGGATCGTGGTGCATGAGGGCGAGAAGCAGGCCGGGGACGTGTTCTACATCTACAGCGAGTCCGACCTGAATCGAGCCATCAACAGCCTCTACAAGCGCCTGGCTGCATGATGCGCCTGGAGTGGCAGGAGGACGACCCTGACGACGACGGGGACGTGGTTCTGTCCATTGTCCTCATCACGGACGACAAGGCCCTGCTGGCGCGTATGAGGCGCGCTCTCAAGGCGGCGCTAGAGGACACCCCTAGGCTGGCCACAATCCCCAGGAGGGACGATGACGGCTAAGGAGACGCAGGTCGGCGGCGACCACTACCAGCGCCTGAAGATCCAGCCCATAGACTTCATCCTGGCCAACGAGATCCCGTTCTGCGAGGCGAATGCGATCAAGTACCTCTGCCGGTGGCGGCACAAGAACGGCATCCAGGACCTGGAGAAGGCCAGGCACTACATCGACCTTCTAATTGAGAGCATAAATGGCAGCCATTAAACGGGACGCGGCGGATCACTGGTTTAGTCTATGTGTAAGGGCTAGGGCAAACTGGACGTGCGAGCATTGCGGGAAGGGGTTCCCTGGGCCCGATCAGGGGCTCCATTGCGCCCATATCTACGGACGCAGGAACAATTCGACCCGCTGGTCCATGGATAACGCGGTCTCCCTCTGCGCGTACCACCACCGGTACTTCACGGAGCACCCCGTAGAGTTCACCAGGTGGCTAGAGGATCACCTGGGGCAGGGACACCTTGATCTCCTGCTAGAGAAGCGCAACGGGCTCCTGAGGGCGACTAAGGACCTAAGGAAGGAGGTATCTGCCCACTACAGGGCACAATTCCAGGCGTATGAGGCATCCGGGGAGCCGTATTTCATCTCCTACAACTGAGAAGCCTTGCGGCGGAGTGGATGCTTCGGCATATTTGGGGTTCGGGTGAAGGCGCGTGTCGGGTGGTTAGTCCGCGAAGCCCAACCTGAGGATGAGGAGAGGGGAGAGCCAGGCACCACGCGCTCTCCGATTGTCACTAACTCTCCCCAAGAAAACAAGCTTTCACGTTCCCTAATTCCCATGCGGGAACGTGGCGGGACCGGTCCCCGTAAGCAGCGCCGTCGCACCGTGCGGCCACCGGTAAAGCGGGATTTCACTAGCAACCTATGAGGGCGGGACAAACGGCGTAAAGGTGCCATCTGAGGATGGGGGACGGTGTTGCGAGCCGGGGTCAAATCGTTGCCGATTACCGCTAGTGACTGGGCAATTTGACGGAGTGAGAGTCAGGGGGCACCAACAGCCCTCATTAGACAACCTATGCCTGGAGAAACCGGAGCGATAGACAGAACCAATTAGACCCCCAGGGCCGTGGTGGCATGATGGGGGACAGAGGAGACTGACCTATGCAACTGAGACCGCATCAAGTCCGGGCCGTGGAGATGCTTCGGCACAGCCTACGGCACGGGAACAAGCGCCCCATCCTGGCGGCGCCCTGTTCATTCGGAAAGACCATCACCGCAGCCTATATCCTGGCCGAGGCAGCCAAGAAGGGTAAGCGCGGGATCTTCATCTGCGACCGAGTGAAGCTGGTGCAGCAGGCTCTGGAAGCCTTCGACCGGGAAGGGCTCCGGGTAGGGGTTATGCAGGGCGCCCATGAGCGCAGCAACCCTGGCGCACCTATCCAGATCGCCTCCATGCAGACGCTGGCAAGACGGAAGAGCCCAGACTTCGACCTGGCGGTGGTGGACGAGTGCCATACGCACTACAAGAGCCTCCAGGCCCTCATGGACCGGTATACGGCCGTCCCCTTCATCGGGCTATCTGCTACGCCCTACAGCAAGGGCCTAGGCGTCGCCTACGACGACCTGGTGGTTCCTATCACCCCCGAGCAGCTCCTGGACCAGGGCTATCTCTGCCCCGTGGACTACTACGGGGGCCAGGAGGTGGACGTGTCCCAGATCGGTCTCAGAGGGCTGACGACCGGAGGCACGGACTACGACCCGAAACAGATGGCGACCGCTATCGAGGATGACGGCTCCCTGGTGGGGGCCATCGTGGAGAATTGGCTCAAGTACGGGAAGGGACGGCAGACCATCGCGTTCACCCCGTCGATCAAGCACAGCAAGACCCTGGTGGACACGTTCAACGCGGCAGGTATCCCGGCGGCCCATATCGACGGCTATATGGACGACGAGGAGCGCCAGATCCTCTATCAAGCGCACGACGAGGGGGAGTTCCAGATCCTCTCCTGCTCCCGGCTGCTGAACACCGGCTACGACGCCCCGGGCGTGTCCTGCCTCATCGACTGCTTCCCCACTAAGTCCCTGATCGCGTTTGTCCAACGAGCTGGCCGGATCATGCGGACGGCAGAGGGCAAGGAAAACGCCGTCTACCTGGACCACGCCGGAAATGTGGCCCGGCATGGGTTCGCGGAGTGCATCGTCCCAGACAGCCTGGACGACGGCGAGAAGGCGTTCTCCGAGCGCAAGCAGACCGAGGAGCGGAAGGAGAAGGAGCCCAGGGATTGCCCCCAGTGCCACCGGAAAATGGTGGGGATACGTTGTAAATGCGGATATGAGATCCCGATTCGCGAGGTCCTGGAGACGGACGGGTCGGAGCTGAAGGCCCTACGCAAGACCAACCGGGAGACGCCGGTCCAGGAGAAGGAGCGCTGGTTCTCCGAGCTGCTGGTGTACGGATCGAGCAGGGGCTATTCCGACGGCTGGGCCAAGCACAAGTATCGGGAGAAGTTCGGCGTCTGGCCTAACAGGATCCAGCAGAACCATAACGTGGTCGAGCTGTCCCGGGACGTGGAAGGGTTCATCAAGCACCAGGCGATCAAGTGGAGGATGGGAAATGAGCGACGCAATGGCAAGCGCCTTTCGGGCTCAAGGGCTGGCCAAAAAGCGGCTGCCTCTATGGCGGCGGCTAGAAGAGAAGCTGGCTAGGTCCAAGGAGCGGAATCAAGCCCTACAGCAGCAGCTAAGGGCCATGAAGCGCACGATGCAGGAGCGCGGGGTCCTGACCCTGGAGAGGAAGGTTCAAACCCTCCAGGCCCACAATAGGGCTCTGAGGCAGGAGCTGGAGGCCATGAAGGAGGAGAGCCAGCGGCGGTTCATTGTGGATCGGCTGGCGGACGTGGAAGGGAATTTCAGGCGGAAGCCGGTTACACAGAGGGGCACGCTCCGGTTCACCATCAACGAGGCGTCAATCGTGATCGACGCATTAGAGGCGGTTAAGGGGTCGCTATATACCCAAAGGAGCATAAACAGCGCAGCGCGGAAGATCCGGACGGCCTGGAAAGACGCGGTGCAGAATCACGCAGCAATGAGGGGGAAATCGCTTGAGGAATTACGGAGTGCAGAAGTACGCAAAGCCATTGAAAATGGGGCGTATCGCCAGAGGGATGAACAAACGGAGAGAATCCTGTCCCTTCGGAATGGCTGAGATCGGTAAACGTATGGCCTGGCTCGCAGGCTGGGAAGATGCAGATAGGGAGGCTGGTGGTGCTAGAACAGATTTTGGACAAGCTGGAGAAGGTCCGGCGGACTGGTAAGGACCGATATACGGCGTGCTGCCCGGTGCATGGGGACAAGAATCCATCCATGAGCCTGACGGAGAAGGACGGCCGGGTCCTGATTCACTGTTTCGCCTGTAACGCTAACGGGAAGGAAGTGGTGGAGGCCCTAGGGCTCCCCATTTCGGTCCTGTTTGAGAAGCCGCTGGAGCGGACGGGGGAGATGCCCAAGCGGATCAAGGAGGAGCTGGAGCTGGACCGGTACGTCATCGCAGGGGCCGAGCAGATGCAGAAGAAGGGTCAGCGCCTGAGCTATTCCGACTACAAGCGGCTGAAGCTGGCGAGGCATCGGATGGGGCTGGCGGAGGAGTGGAGTCAGGGGGGTGAAAATAATGTTAGAAAAATGTTGAACGACGTGTTCGGATAGTGTCTACTCTCTACATGGCCGGGGTGGTCCCGGTACGAGGAGACAGAACATGACCGATCAGATCCGCATCAACGACACCGTTCGCAGCTTTGACTTCCGCATGAATCGCGACCTGGAAGGCGATAGGGCCTGCTATATCGAGGGCGTGGTCGAGGGCTTCAAGGACCTGGAAGGCTGCACGCGGTACGACATTCGCGTGACCCGTGCAGTGTTCGGCGGCGAGGAGGTAGAGGTCGAAGAAGGGGAGCGCGTGTTCCCCCCGCTGAACGGGACGCCTACCTTTCTGGGCGACATTACGGACGGCGTGTTCAAGATCGAGGAGGCGGCGTAAGCCGCCCGAGGAGAGAGACGATGGGATTATTTGACGATCTGATGCGCGACCCAACTGGGCTCCGAGCCGAAGCTGCTCGCAAGGCGGCCGAGGAGCTCAAGCGCGAGGAGCGAAACGAAAACGCCAAGAGCCGCCGGGCGGCCCGCAAGCTTGCCACGGAGCTGGGCGTCAAGCTGGAAATCTGCCGCGATGACAACTTCTGGCGCGTGTACGTTTACAACCCTTACCCCGAGACCCGCTGGGACGACGAGATCATGTGCACATGGTGGCCAGAGGCCGAGGCTGCGCTGCTGGAAATCAAAGCCAAGCGAGAGGCGGCGTAAGTCGCCAGGAGGACGTCATGGACTATATGGGCTGTTACGAATCCCAGCGCCTCTACGCGCACGAGAAGAGCCTCTACGAGGAGGAGCTGCACAAGGAGCGCCTGGCTGAGGTGTCCGAGCAATGGCTGGACGACAAGATCAAGCTGGTGGACCTGGACGAGCTATGGTGCGCGGTAGGGGAGGACATTACGAAGGTCCTATGGGAGGCAGGGGTGAGCGGTAAGCCGTTCACGGACGAGGTGCGGCGCCGGATCCTGGAGGACTACCGGGACGACCTGGAGACCTACGTCGAGGCGAGCGTGAACCTGGAGGACTACTATGGATACTAAGCTCTGGTGGATCCTGGCGGTGGCGCTATTTGGCGCGATCATTGCGACGGATCAATCCTACGAGGAGGCGCAGAACGAGCAGGACTACACCGAGGACATGATCTGCCAGGGGTACTGGCCCCCGGAGGTGGCAGAGTTTGAGGTGGACTGCGAGCGCTCTGGCCAGCGGTCTGGAGGCGGATTTTGATTGCGCAGAAAAATGCGCCAATCACCGCAAACTATGCGCAGAAAATCGCAACCTGTAAGTAACCCTTTCAAGTTCAAGGCCAACGGTCTACCTAAGGGCGACATAATTCGGGATGAGTAAACCCGGGGAACGCGCTAGGATGGGTCTGGCAACAGGGAGGCCGACCATGCGGTGGATCTATTCGATGGGGTACAACTCAGACGAGCACGCCTACGAGATCGAGCTGGCCGCTGACGCCTCCCTGGAGCAGATCGAGCTGGCGGAGGAGTTCGCGGACGTCCTTCTCCAGCTCAGCGAGCGGAACGATGAGCAGGTGTCCCAGCTCCTGGAGAGCGCGTATCAAAAGGGGATGCAGGACGCCCTGGCTAGGGAGGTTCACTAATGTGGTTCTACAAGGTGCTGGCTGCGCAAGACGTGAGGGACGGGCTGCCTAAGCGGGCCCGGATGCCGTCCGAGTATTACGGGCATTGGGACGAGCTGAAGGCCATCGAGCTGGAGAATGCGAAGGACGCCCTCCGGAGTGATAGCGACGAGGATCTGCGATACAATGACGACTCCGCCCCGGAGGGGTGATCGCCATAGGCAGGGCCTATCGTGGAAGAAGTCAACAAAGGCGGGCGACCGCCTAGAGTCATTAGCCCGGATGAGCTAATCCAGATTGAGGCCCTCGCTGGCTACCTGAGCAAGGCACAGATCGCTGACTTCCTTGGGATAAGCCATGTCACCCTCCAGCGGTGCGAGGAGCGTCAGGAGGAGGTTTCTTTAGCCCTTAAAAAGGGCAAGGCCATCCAGATCAAGAACGTGGCCCAGAGCCTCTCCCAGAAGGCCATAGACGGGCACGTCACGGCGGCGATCTTCTACCTAAAGACCCAGGCGGGATGGGTAGAGGCAGAGAACCCGGACCAGGACTCCAGGCCGATCAACATCCAGATCGTCCAGCCAGATGCCGCAGGTTAAGCCGACCCTCCCACAGTGGCAGTACATCACCTCCGAGGCACGGTTCCCGGCGTTCATCGCGGGGTTCGGTGCTGGGAAGACGGAGGCCGCCATCCTTCGTGCGGTGTTCGGGCTGATAAACAACCCGGGGACGAATAGGGGGTTCTATGCGCCCACCTACGACCTCATCCGGATGATCGCCTGGCCCAGGTTTGAGGCCATGCTGGAGTCGCTCCAGGTCCCCTACAGGCTCCAAAAGAGCCCGCTAAACCAGATCAGCGTCGAGGGCTACGGGTCGATCTTCTTTAGGACCATGGACAATCCTCACCGGATCGTGGGCTATGAGCACGCGGACGCCGATATCGACGAGCTAGACACCCTGAAGCGGGACGATGCTGCCTATGCCTGGCGCCAGATCATGGCCCGGAATCGTCAGAAGAAGGTGGGGCAGAACACCATCGGTGTGACTACAACGCCTGAGGGGTTCCGGTTCGTATACGAACAGTGGAAGAAGGAGCCAAAGGACGGCTACGAGATCATCCAGGCGCCCACGGAGTCGAACCCGCACCTCCCGGAAGGCTATATCCAGTCCCTAAGGGACGCCTACCCCGAGCACCTGCTGGCGGCCTACCTCCAGGGCAACTTCGTGAACCTGACGTCTGGGACCGTCTATAGCGCCTACAACCGGCAGGCCCACGACAGCCAGGAGGAGATCCGGCCAGGAGAGCCGCTGTTCATCGGCTGCGACTTCAACGTGACGCAGCAATGCGCCACCGTGTTTGTCCAGAGGGACGGAGGCAGGACCTGGCACGCGGTGGACGAGCTGTCCCGAATGTACGACACCCCGGAAATGATTCGGATTATCCAGTCCAGGTATGAAGGGAGCCGGATCTACATCTACCCCGACGCCAGTGGATCGGCCCGTAAGACGGTGAACGCCAGCGTCTCAGATATCGCGCTACTGGAGCAGGCTGGCTTCTACGTTCGGGTGAACAAGCGGAACCCGGCGGTGAAGGACCGGATCCTGGCCATGAACGCAGCCCTGGAGAAGGGGCACGTCCGGATCAACGCCCAGCGGTGCAAGAACACGGCTGAATGCCTGGAGCAGCAGGTGTTCAAGAACGGGGAGCCAGACAAGACCTCAGGGGTGGATCACCAGAACGACGCCACCACCTACCCCATCGCCTACGAGTTCCCAGTGGTCAAGCCCGTGGCTAATGTAGCCTTCAGTTTTGCGGTATGATCTAACCAGGCCGAACAGAGGGTCCGACGATGCCGGTAGATACAAAACACCCCGATTATGATCGCTTCAAGTTCATGTGGCAGAAGACCCGCGACGCCGTTCGCGGATCGGTGGCCATCAAGGAGCGAGGCCACGAATACCTGCCCGTCCCTGATGCCGAGTCGAGCGACGACCGGATTGGGTCGGAGACGATGCGATATCGGCAGTATCTGAAGCGGGCCCTGTACACCAACTTCACGGGGCGCACGAAGTCAGCTCTGGTAGGGGCTGCCTTCCGCAAGGAGCCGAGCTACGAGCTGCCCACGGCCCTGGAATATCTGGAGTACGACGCCACGGGGGACGGCCTGAGCCTGGTCCAACTGGCCAAGGACGAGCTGTCCAACCTGCTGGAGACCGGCCGCTCCATCCTCCTGGTGGACTATCCCCAGGCTGACGAGGGGCTTTCCCTGGAGGAAGTGGCGCGTCTGGACCTTCGGGCGTCCATCATTCCTTACACGGCGGAACAGTGCGTCAACTGGAAGACGGACGTGGTACGAGGGCGGAAGCTCCTGGTCCTATGCGTGCTGGCGGAGACCTACCTGGAGTCCGACGACGAGTTCGACCACGAAGCCAAGACGCAATATCGGGTCCTACGCCTACGGGAGGACGGGTACACGCAGCAGGTCTACCGGGAAGGCGAGGCGTTCACGGAGGAGGCGTACCCTCGCCGTTCTGATGGGTCTACCTGGGACGAGATCCCGCTGGTATTCATCGGGTCCAAGAACAACGACAGCACCATCGACGACGCCCCCTTGTCCGATATTGCGGACGTCAACGTGGCCCACTACCGCAACTCCGCCGACTACGAGGAGTCCTGCTTCATCACGGGGCAGCCGACCCTCTTCATCACGCACAACCTGAGCCCGGAGCAGTGGTACGAATACAACCCGGAAGGGATCAAGCTGGGATCGCGTGCTGGCCACGTCCTAGGGGACACTGGATCAGCGACCCTCCTCCAGCCGAACCCGAACAGCCTGGTCATGGAAGCGATGAAGGCCAAGGAAGCGGCCATGGTGGCTATCGGAGCCCGGATCATCACTGACCGGGGCGGTAACGAGACCGCAGAAGGGGCCCGGATCCGGTTCGCATCGGAGAACAGCGTCCTAGGGGATATCGTCCACAACCTGTCCGCAGCCCTCCGCCAGTGCATCGAGTGGTGCGGGGAGTTCATGGGGACGGACGAGTCGGTGGAGTTTGAGATCAACCGGGAGTTTTACGATAAGAGCGTGGACCCGCAGCTAATTATGTCAATGGTCACGCTGATGGACCGGCAGATCATTTCGGACCAGGACATATTCGACCGCCTCAAGGCAGCCGGGATCGTCGAAGGGGATCGCACCCTGGAGGACGTGAAGGGCGAGCTGGGCGAGCTGAACCCGCTAGCGTAGGAGCCATGCCATGGCCAAGGACCCGAGGATCGAGAAGCTGGGAGTCAAGGGCTATAACCAGCCCAAACGTACCCCGAGCCATCCCACCAAAAGCCACGTCGTATTGGCGAAGGAGGGCGACCAGATCAAGACGATCAGGTTCGGACAGCAAGGTGTCTCTGGTTCTCCCCCCCGCAAGGGCGAGTCGAAGGCCGACAAGGAGCGACGAGCCTCCTTCATGGCCCGGCACAAGAAGAACATAGACAAGGGGAAGATGAGCGCGGCCTATTGGGCAGCGAAGGAGAAGTGGTAGTGCCTGTCCAAAAGGTGAAGGGTGGCTACCGCTGGGGCAAGAGCGGGAAGGTGTACAAGACAAAGGCCGAGGCTGAGAAGCAGGGCCGAGCGGCCTATGCGTCGGGATACAAGCCCAAGAAATGAGCACGAACGACGAGATAGAGGACGCCATCACCCGGCACCAGATCTTCGTGCAGCGGTACGCGAAGGGCCGGGAGGAGGCGTATCAGCTCTATATTGAGGACCTCCTGGAGCAGACCAGGGCTCGCCTCACGTTCGACCTGACTCCCGAGTCTAGGGTTCGCACGGAGCGCCTCATGCTGGACCTCAAGGCTCTGGCGGAGCAGCTTACGGGTGAGCTGACCGAGGAGACCATGGACGAGATGCGTCGATTCATGACGCAGGAGGCCCAGTTCAACTACGAGATCCTGGATACGCGGGTGGTGGCAGACCTGTCCCTGCCTAACGCGAACCAGATCGAGGCGGCCCTATCGACTAACATCATGAAGCTGGAGCCCACGAAGGGCTACACGATCAGATCGGCGCTGGCGGAGTTCGGCAGCAGGAAGGCCCAGCAGATCGTCCAGGTGATACGAGACGGCACCGTCCTAGGGGAGACCACGCAGGCCATCATCCAGGGGATCATGGACCTGGGAAGCGTACAGAAGCGCCAGGCATCTACCCTTGCCAGGACCATCACGAACCACGTCGCAATCCAGGCCCGGGACCTCACCATGGGGGACAACCGGGATATCCTGGAGGGCTACAAGTGGGTGGCCACGCTAGACGGCCGGACCTCGCTGATCTGCGCCTCACGGGATGGGAAGATCTTCCCTATCGCGGACGACAGCCCCAAGCCTCCGGCCCATTTCAACTGCCGGTCTACGATATCCTTCGCGGTGAAGCCAGAGTTCGACCTGGGGGCAGACCTACCAGGCACTAGGTCATCGGTAGACGGCCCAGTAGACCGGAACCTGACCTTCGGTGACTGGCTGCGCAGGCAGAGCCCGGAGTTCCAGGAGCAGGTGCTAGGCAGGGAGAGGGCCAAGCTATTCCGGGAGCAGAACATCCCCATCGACCGGTTCGTGGACGACCAGGGGCGGGTCCTATCCCTGGACCAGCTCCGGCGGATGGATGAGGACTTCAACGGCCTGGCGCCCATCCCGGTTCCTGAGCCGCCGGCACCGGTTCCCTTGGCAGCGCCTCCGCTAAAGCTGGACGGCATCGTGGATCCAAAAGCCTCACTAAAGCAGGCGGCCTACGAGAAAGCCTTTAACGAGAACAGCTCCGACCTGGCCAAGGCGGTGGCAGGCGTACTGGAAAAGCCAGCCCTGATAACGTCGAGGCTCCCAGGCGGGAAGGCGTTCTATGCTCCAGCGAGCAGGAGGTTACAGCAGAAAAAGATCGAACGCTGGAAAGAGGTGTTCACCCACGAGTATGGCCACCATATCGACTACGAGATCCAGCGAAAGCAGGGCCTAGGGGGATCCCAGGCGTGGAGTGAGACGAGCCAGGAGTTCCTGGACGCCTTTAATCAAGACCGGCAGGCGCTGGGGCTGATCGACGACAGGGACGCGGCCATGGATCGTATGCTGGACCTTATGTTCGACCGGCAGGCGATATTGAGCAAGTACAACCCAGATACGGTGCTGGGATATAAGAACGTCCCCAAAACGGCCCTAGACACCATGTTCTCCGACATTATCGACGCTATGACCGGAGGGCAGTTCCAGAGGACGCGCTACACCTGGGGACACGGCGTCACCTATTACAAGAGGGACGGGGCCAAGCAGAAGGAGACATTCGCCAACCTGTTCGCCATCCAGGGCAAGGAGGAGGCGCGGGAGAAGGCGCGGGAATTGTTCCCCAACCTCATGAGGGTATTTGAGGCCAAGTTACGGTCAGTGGCAGAGGAGAATCAGTAATGAACGAGGACGAGCTGATCGCCATGTACGTCGAGAAGTTCGGCGAGGAGCCAGTATTCACTGGCGTGGCGGCATTTGAGGGCTTCCCGTTTGAGGCGATATATGACGCCATCGAGACCGGAGTCCCGTATAATGAGGAGGAGGTCCCGGAAGGGATCGACATATAGCGGCTGGGCCGCGCAATGCTAACCAGGGGTGACGCATGAGCGATTTACTGAATGACATTGAATTGGACGATTCCATCAAGGGCCAGCTCGCTGAACGGCTGGACCAGGCCCTCCAGGAGCGGCTGGAGAACGAGACCAAAGGTCTTAAGTCCAAGGTGGACGAGCTGCTGGGCGAGAAGAAGCGCGTCCAGCGGGAGAAGGAGGAGGCGGCCCTCATGGCTGCCCAGGAAGCGGAGGAGCGAGCTGCTAAGGCCAACGACTATAAGCAGCTCTACGAGAGCCAGAAGCAGCAGGCTGACTCCTTACGCTCCACGATTGAGAAGATGAACGGAGATATCCAACGTCAGCGAATTGGCCAAGAAGCGGCGAAAATCGCCAACACGTTGACAAAGGACACCGTTCGGGCAGAATTATTGCAGGAAAAGCTAAGCCAGCGCATGACGCTGGTGGATGGCGAAATCCGGGTGACGGACGAGAGCGGACAGCTTACCGTGTCGTCGCTGGATGACCTGACTAACGCCGTGAAGAGCCGCTATGCGGTGCTGATCGACGGGAGCCAGGCGAGTGGCGGCGGGGCCGTCAGGGCGCAAGGTGGAGCCGAGGCGCGAAGCGGTAAGGAAATGAGCCGAGCAGAATTTAACGGCCTGACGATGCGTCAGCAGTCGGAGTTCATGCGAGGTGGCGGTAAACTTTTCGATGAATAACGTGGAGGCCGACCATGGCTAACGTACTGACGAACCTCGCAGCCGATATCTTCAAGGCTGCCGACGTGGTGGGGCGGGAGCTAGTCGGCTTCATCCCTGCTGTTACCATCAACGCTGACGGCTCCGAGCGTGTGGCGAAGGGCGACGTTGTTCGCGCTAGCTTCACCCGCGCAGCCAGCCCGGTGGACGTGTCCGAGGCGATGACCATCCCGGAAGGGACGGATCAGACCGTGGACAGCAAGACGCTGACGATCAGCAACTCTCGCGCCGTCCAGATCCCCTACACGGGGGAGAACGTGCTGCACCTGAACAACGGTATCGGCTTTGAGACCGTGTACGGCGACCAAATCGCTCAGGCGATGCGTGCGCTCTGCAACGAGATCGAAGCAGACCTGGCTGGGGAAGCGTACAAGAACGCCTCCCGCGCCTTCGGTACCGCTGGCACCACGCCGTTCGGCTCCAACTTCAGCGAAGTGGCAGAAGTCCGCCAGATCCTCGCTGACAACGGTATGCCCATGAACGACGGCCAGGCCAGCCTGGTGCTCAACACCGTGGCAGGAACCAACCTCCGCCAGCTTGCCCAGCTCCAGAAGGCAAACGAGGCCGGTGGTACGGACCTCCTCCGCCAGGGCGTTCTCCTGGACCTCCAGGGCCTCATGATGCGCGAATCTGCCCAAGTGCAGGCGCACACCAAAGGCACCGGCGCCAGCTACCTCCTGAACGATGCGTCGTCCGCTATTGGCGACACGACCATCGCAGCAGACGGTGGCTCCGGCACCATCCTGGCTGGTGACGTTGTGACCTTCAACGGCGATACCAACAAGTACGTCGTGAACACGGCTCTGGCCGGTGGGTCCTTCGCTATCGGTGGTCCTGGCCTTCGTTCGGCTCTCGCCGACAACGCAGCCATCACCGTGGGCAACGGCTACACGGCGAACATGGCCTTCCATCGTCGCGCTCTGGAGCTGGCAATCCGCGCTCCGGCCGTGCCGAATGGTGGCGATGCTGCCGACGATGCGCTGACCGTCCAAGACCCGGCCTCCGGCCTGGTGTTTGAGGTCCGCGTGTATCGTGGGTATCGCAAGACCATGATCGAAGTGGCAGTGGCTTGGGGCGTGAAAGCCTGGAAGCCGGACTACATCGCAACCCTCATGGGCTAAGGTGTACGAGGGGGCCTTCGGGCCCCCTCTTTCCTTCGGAGGCTAATACATGGCAATCGTGGTAGAAGATGGGACCCTGGTCTCCGGAGCGAACAGCTACTCCAGCGTGGCAGATTTCAAGACCTGGGCTGATGCTCGCGGCATCACCTACGGCACGGATGAAGTGATCGGGCAGCAGATGCTCCGGTCCATGGATTACCTAGAGACCCTGGACTACCAGGGGCTGAAGGCAGACGAGAACCAGGCCCTCCAGTGGCCCCGGGATCAGGTCTATATCGACGGTTACGCGGTAGACGCGGACGAGATCCCCAAGGAGCTGAAGGTCGCGCTGTATGAGTGCATCAAGACGGAGATCGACAGCGACTCCCGGCTGACCCCGGTCGAGCGAGAGGTCCTCTCCGAGAAGGTGGACTCCATCCAGGTGACGTACAAGAGCAGCACCGGCATGAAGCGCCAGGTCCCGGCTCTGACCTACGCCCTGAAGAAGCTGATTAAGCCCGTGACGGCGGTGTCCCGGGCATGAGCTTCAACTACACCTCCCTCGCCAATAGCGCAGCGTCCCTGCTGACTAAGTTCGGGAAGCAGTACACGTTCACGCGCACGGTGAAGGGGGCCTACAGCCCGGCGACGGGGAGGACCAGTGATACATCGTCCACGTTTACGGGATATGGCTGCCTTTTTGATTATTCTGACGCTGATCGCGCTGATGGAGCGGTGCTCCAGGGGGCTCGACGGCTGCTAGCGGAGGCGGGGACCTATGAGGTCGGCGATCAAGTGGGTATTGGATCGGATTCGTGGCGCGTTGTCGCCGTTGCTGACATTGCCCCCTCTGGGGCGGTGGTGGCCTCAAATCTGCAAATCCGAAAATGAAGAGCTTCAAGCAGGCCCTGGACAATCTAGCGGAGATGCCGGAGAAGGTGGTCCGGGGAACCCTCCTGGAGCTTGCAGGTAGGATCATCGACGACACCCCAGCCGACACGGGGCG